CAGGAATGACATTGCCTCCGGGGTCAGCAGACGTGTCAATGCGACCGCCGTACGTGAGGCAGGCGGCAAGATCCGGATGGTCACCTCTGGGTCCCAGGCTGGAGCCACCGTGGGAGGCCTCTGGCAGCAAAGGATCCTGCGGGAGATGAAGAAGCTTGAGTTCTTCCCTTCGATGTCCCGGGTCATCACTGGTGACCTTGTCGACGAGATTCTCGGGCATGATGGGGACATGGCTGCGTCTTCGGACTTCACTGCCGCTACTGACCTGTTGGACCCACGGCTCACGAACTGGATCCTGAACTATCTCACCGAAGGATACCCGTACTATGACGTCGTCATGGACGACAACGCCGACAAAGAGATCTCGTACGGGGTGACCCCTCGTGAGTTTGTGGATGAGCCCCGGCGTGGGGTCCGGATTCGTGGTAAGTGGTTCCAGGAGATGGACCAGGGAGAGGCCGATCAGGAAGGCGTGTCGGTCCGGTATCATGGCCGTGTCCTCAACCTCACAAAGGAGTGCCCACGGGCGGTCAAAACTTGTGGTCAGCTCATGGGTCAAATCACGTCTTTCCCCCTTCTATGCCTCGCCAATGCTGCGTGCACGTTGGCAGCCTACGGGCTACACGGGATTCCCCTTGATGTTGCGCGCCGTCGCTTCATCATCAACGGGGATGACCGCTTGGCGAGGAGCAGTCGGGCGATAGAGGACACGTTTTGGGCGATTTCTGAGTCCATCGGCCTGAAAAGGTCCCCTGGGAAGAGCCACGAGAGCACTCGGTTTGCGTGCATCAATTCGCAGATGTACGTTTTGCGCCGCGGGAATTGGGCACGGATCCAGGTCCTTCGGGGGTCTCTCTTCCATGGGATCATGAAGTTGGAGACGGATGTGTTCAAGCCTTCCCATGTGGTGACCGCCCTCTTCGATCATGTCCCCCGTCGTTCCATGGAGCGGGCCATTGCGTATTGGTTCCATCGTTGGGGTCCCCAGATTCGGAAGGAATGCCAGGGTCGTAACCTCTTTTTACCTGTGGCACTGAACGGGATGGGCCAAGAGCCACCTCCTGGCATGGAATGGTTTGTGTCGCCGGCTCAGGGTGCTGTGGCTAGCCATTTGATTTTCTCGCAACCGCATGCCAGTTATGCGTTTGGTCCCCAATGGCCGTCCCCGCCTCGGCGAGGCGGTGTTGAGGCTCAGCCCTGGGACATCCCTGCGGCTTCGCCGGAAGCGGGGTCGATTGAAGAGGAGCTGGCAGTCTATCAGGCCCGTCTGGCGCGGAGGGTCG